GCTCCGTTCATTTCATGGTGAGGATACACGACGGCCTAAGAAGACTGTAGTTTGATCCCTGGAATTAGCTCCTGTAGTTGCTGACGTGTATAGGGAGTTAGGTATCCCCTTTATCAGTTCAACTCTCTTAACAACGTCCTCCTCCGTAGGACCTTTCGTGTTCAATCCAAGGTCATTGGCTCACCTGCTAATCGGTGTGCTTGCAGAGGATGATTGCCTTTCGTACAGGATCACGCCCCTGGTCCATGCCTTGGCTTAAGTTTCGCCCAGTCCATTTCACGGAGCCGGATGACACTTAGACCTGCTAGATTCCAGTTTCCTGATGTAGCTCAGTCTGGATATGCTACCCATCTCTGGGGAGGACTTCCGCAGTCCCACACTGGCATATTGCTACGAGGCCAGTGCTGTAGGGCATCTAGCTGCCCCCAATTGTCTTCTTAAAATTTATCAGAAAGATGTTGACCACTTGGGTATCTGCGTGGAATCTTGGACTTGATAAGAGTTCAAGAACTGCCCCGTCCCTAATCTGTCGGGGCTTTTTCTTTCTTGCTCTCAATTAAAACCAAACCATGCAGAAAAGCCAATAGAAAAAGAAATGGCTAAGAGCGCCAAAGTCTTTAAGACTTAAAATGTTACGTTAAATATTCAAACGTGAGCAGGTTGCTGTGATATCAACCCGTCCAAGCGCTGTATAACAACCCTATAGACCCGTGGCTGGCCGTCTACCATCGTGGTGATGTCAGCAACCGCCCGCTCGGAATCGCCCCAGCCAATGGCTTGTAGCTCTTCCTCGTCAAGATCAGCATCCAGGCGCAACTTCGATGTGAGTGAACGTATGATTTCCTTCGCATTCATTGGGCACCTCCATTAAATCCAATATATTAGATTTAAGAGCGGTGCGCAACGGATTATTTCAAACTGGACTTGACCTTTCTTCTGTAGTCGTCCACCAGGTGCCGGACCATTGCAGCGTCGTCAATCATCAGGTACTCGATGAGCGGCTGCAAGATCTTGAGCGGCAGCTTTGATCGCCCAGCCTCGATTGCATTGATAAATTGAACCTTGACCGATAGATGGGACGCCAACTCAACTTGAGTTATTCCCATGCGCAGTCGCTGGCTTCTTATGTACTTGCCGGTTGTCATTTTCCACCCATAGCTTTCTGAGCAAACTCCTTCGCGCCCTCAAAGATAATTCCTCGGCCTTCAACACATTGGGAAATAGTCTTCTTGGATTTTTCAATACACACAACGTAGTAAGACTGGCATTCGACCTGACGTATTTCTGTCTTAAGGGCAGAGTCACCAGATCCGCTTATTGCACAAAGCATAGCGACGGTTTTTAATAGCTCTAAGTTCATTCCTCACCTCCAATTGATTGATCTATATAAGCAGACACAGCTTGTCGAACCATCTCAAGAGCTGTTTCTTGTAGATAATCAGCGTCAGGCGTAGACTCGATTCCTTCATACATACTGTCAGAAACCATCTGACGAATCTCCGCCAGAACCGCATCAACCTCTTTCATCTTATCTATTTTCTTTTGCACGCTGCACCTCCATGAATACAGTATCAATCAAAACGCTTTAAAATGCAAGCAAAATGATTGAATGTCCCATAATGGGATTCCTTACAGATTACCTGGAGAATTGAGGCTTGGTTGGCTATTTGATGGCGCGAGCCTTTTGAATGATGTCATAAGCAATCTTATTGCCATAAAGCCGTTCAGTTACAGGAGTGTTTTTTAAACCACCTGACGAAAATGTCGTTCTATGCGTAAACTCTTTAAGCAAGAAAAACCTATCATCGTTGATTTTATATTCAGAAATGAATACAGGATTATTTTGAGCGGAAGCCCAGTCAAAGAACTTAGAATGGTTAAATGTATCTCCATAATCAGCAGTGCCTTGATATGGTATGCCCCACGCGACTACTCTTCCAGGCTTTAGTTGTTTTGCCTTTTGTGTTCTAACCATAGATCCAACCCCGCACATTAAAGCTCCTCCCCACAGTGAGGGCACAGCTTTCGTTGCTTGTCAGGCTCAATAGATTCTGATGGATCAAAGCCCTTATCTGATACGTCGAGAACAAAGTTCTCAATTCCAAGCATATCAATATCAAACGATGGATCAAGGTCAGCAAGGTCCGCATTGATGCCAGCCATGTCTAGTTCAGCCCAAAGCGCAGAAGCATTATCGCTTACTGTGAAAGCATGAAACTGATCATCTGATTCAAAACGCTGATACACTACGGGGAAGGTTTTCATCCCAGCAAGTATTGCACTAAGCTTCCGCCCGTGCCCAGCGCCTATCCAACCACGATCTGGATCTACAATTATCGGATGTCTTACACCTTGATATTTGTACAGCTTTGCAAGGCGCTCGATCTGTCCTTGTGGATGATGATTGCGGTTCTTCGGATAGTTAAGAAGACTCCCAAGATCAACAAGCTCATCATACTTACAATGCACTTTGATTCCATCTACTTCAATCATTGACTTGCCCCCGTCGTTTTAACATGATTCAAGTAAATCGATGAACAAAAGTCAACGTGGAGGCGGCAGTTGGCGACGATTCGAAAAATTCTCTCAGGCCACAAATCAAGGAACAACGGCCTTCGCTTCGAAGCCATCCTTCTTCACTCAGCTTTCAAATCAGGATGGACAGCCATGAAGCTTCCAGACGGAGGGCGACAGGTTCACCGCAAGTTCATCAGAGTACCAGTTCAGTTTGACTTCATCTTTGCAAAGCAAGGAACCGTGATCTTCGCCGATGCCAAGACTACAATAGCAACAAGCTACGCGCACAGCCAGATCACCAGGCACCAAGTAGATGAGCTTTTACGACTAGAGAAAGCCGGAACAATCTCTGGCTACATAATCAACTTCGAAACCAAGAACCAAGTCAGGTTCTACCCAGCCAGCCAGCTCGATCAACTCAAGCGCGGGGAGTCGCTCAACGACCAGTCAGGCATCTTGCTAGGATCATCTTCAAACATAGACTTAGGGCAGATAGTTAAAGTAACACTTGATAAATTGGGATGACGCAGCGAAGGATATATTATGGCAAGACCTAAAGGAAGCAGCATAAGTAAGCACCCAGACTTTTCATACGAGAACTTAGAGAAGTGGGCGGCACTTGGTTTAAACCTGAAACAGATGGCAGCGATGTTGGATGTTTCAAATGATACGCTTGAAAGATTCTGCAAGGAAGATCCTGAAGTTTATGCGGCCATAGAAAAAGGCAGAGCCCGTGCAATCATATCAGTTACAAAGACGGCATACACCCTGGCCACCGATGGTAAGAACCCAAGCATGACAATGTTCTGGTTGAAGTGCAGAGCGCGATGGAGCGAAGCTGCGCAGAAGATTGATGTCACGTCGAGCGACGGCAGCATGAGCCCACAAGCCGCTGAAACGATTGTTAACGTGAAGCTCACAGAGGATGAGTTGAATCAAAAGCTTCTCGAGCTTGAGGATAAACTTGCAAAGCTTAGATGAGATTAAGCGAGAGATTTATCAAACCAAACTAGACCTGCTTCAAACTAAAGCGCGGTCAGATATTCTTGCCTTCACGCTTTACACAAAGAAAGACTACTCAATCAATTGGCATCACAAAAAGATTGCTGAGGCACTTAATAAGTTTGTGATGGGCGATCCAGACTATCGGTTCCTAATGATCTTCATGCCGCCAAGACATGGAAAGAGTGAGCTTGTATCAAGGCGGCTACCTGCATTTATTCACGGGATCTACCCAGACGACCTCATCATGGCCACAAGCTATCTTGATTCTTTGGCGAGCGATATGTGTATGGACGTGCAGAAGATTATGGACTCTGAAGAGTATCAAGAACTATTCCCGCAAACCAAACTGTATGGGTTCAATGAATTCAGGCAAGCGGGAAGAAGGAACTCTACCGAACATCATATTCTTGATCATTCGGGTAAGTACCTATCACAAGGTGTCGGTGGATCTTTCACTGGAAAGGGAGCAAACTGGATCATCATTGATGACCCAATCAAGGGTCGCGAATCAGCAGACTCAGAGTCGTTCAGAGAAAAGCTGTGGGCATTCTATAATAATGACCTATTCTCAAGGCTTGAGACTAAACTAGATACTGGACGCCAGGGACGCATACTTATAACACAGACACGGTGGCATGAAGATGATCTGTCTGGGCGGCTGATTGACCTCATGCATGCAGATACGTCTGCTACAAAATGGAAGATTGTAGACTTCCCAGCAATCAAAACTGACAACTCAAACGAAGAAGATCCACGAGAGGTTGGCGCCCCTCTCTGGCCAGAAAAATACAACATCGAAGCTTTAAACCAAATCAAGGCAAGCATTGGGACTAGAGCCTGGTCCAGTCTTTATCAGCAGAACCCAGTGCCAGACGGTGGAAGTCTTTTCAATGAGAACATGTTTAAGTTTGTGGATGAGATCAAGACCTGCGACTGGTATTTCTGCACGGCTGATACATCTTACAAAGAGAAGCAGGAAAACGACTTCACGGTCTTTTCAATCTGGGGCGTGGTCAACAAAGAGCTTTATTTGCACGATGTGAAGATGAAGCAGATCAAGTCATCTGATATAGAACTTGAGTTTGAACCATTCATTCGGCGGTTCCTTTACTACAGCTATCGCGGAACATACATAGAGCCGAAAGGCCATGGTATCTATCTCAATCAGCGGTGGGCCAAGAAGCATCTCTACATTCCGTCAGAAGAAAAGCTGAAAGAGTTCTACGCCGACAGGCGATGGGATAAAGTGGAGCGGGCAAACAACATCCTGCCACACCTTGCCAATCGACAGATAATGATAAACAAGAACATTCCAAACAAAGAGGACCTTGTTGCTCAATGTCTTGGGTTCCCAAAGGTCAAGCATGATGACTTCGTTGATACTCTTATTGATGCTGTGAAAAAGGTTTTCGCAATGAATACCGGCGGAATCGCCAGCGTCTTCCGCTAGTCCTTAGCCAAGCGCGGCAATCAAAGTAATGGACAACGTGAAAAAGCCCGAGAACAATTCAAGTTGTAGGATTTTCAAAACCACAACTTCTTGGGGGCTAATCGGTGCGATCAATCGTTTTCGGATTCTCACGACCCCGCAAATGGAAAATCTTCTCATCACTCATCATGTGGAACGACAAGACAGACTACAGTCACGCTTACATTAAGTTCCCCTCCCCGCGCTGGCAGTCTGGATTCATCTACCAAGCCGCAGGATTTGCCACGCACTTCAACGGCCAGGAAGCTTTTGAAAAGAACAACATCGTGGTCGGTGAGTGGCAGATAAACGTTCCAACTGAGATTGAGGCCTACATCGGGCGTATGTGTCTAGACCGCGAGGGGAAGCCTTACGCTTTCAAGCAGATATGCGGCATCTGTTATGTCCGCTTCATGTGGCTAGCCTTCGGGAAGACGGTTAAGAACCCATG